CTTCCAGTTCTTCGGAACGAGCGTGATAGCATTGCGCTCCACACTCGCGAACTTGCAGGAGGTTAGATCCACTCCATAATGAAGGAGCAGATTTCCCAACGCGGAAATCGCCGCACGCGGCGCTCTCAGCACTCCCGTTATTTTAAGGAATGGGAGAGAGCGGCGGCGCGGACGGTCCTCGGTTGCTCCGTTGGTGACACGAATCAACGATGGCATTGCGTCATCGAAGTCGCATCGCTCACCTAACAGGAACGCAATTTCGCGTTCCATGCGGTCCAACTGCTTTCTGAGCTCCGGCTCAAGCCGGTCAATATGCTCATAATAGTAGTCGAGCCGCTTGTTGGTGATACGGCAGATGCGTTCGCCACGCTCGAAGGATTCTTGAGCGGCTGCGGTACATCTGCTTTCGTCTGCAAACTGTTCGTTCTTCTTGAACAAAGCAGCTATCTGGCGTTGCGCCAGAACAGACGCGATCTCAGGGCCATATACTCGGTCCTGTATGTCACCAATCGATGCGAGCGAAGTAAAATCTCTCGCTCGGATCATACCCTCGACCCTTATTCGGGTCTCGTCCTCGAGGGGGAGCAGTGTTCTGATCATGGTCAGGGCAACCTTGAAAGGATTCAGTCTCGTTTGAGATCGGCCCTTTGGGGGTTTCATCGCGAATACCTCCGTTGACGACAGAGTTAGCAGCAGGAATGCTGCCCGAGTTCAGCAGTAAATCACCAGTGTCCAGGAAGGACATGGCGAATATCGCCCACAGCAATGGAATGCTGAAGCGATCACTACTGAACATATGCCTGCGAGGTCACCATTGCGGTGAACTCGTCACTGGCGACGAAGTCACGGAACACGGCGAGAGCCGCTGTGACATCGCTACTCTGTCCGTTCGCTGGATAGCGGACGCTAGCGTCGAACACAACCTTGGCTGCCAAAGGAAGACCCTCGGCATCCTCGGTTCCGTAGACGACCATCAGATGGGATTCTGCAACCCCCTCTGACGTCGCCGGCACCTTGCGCTTCTGGACAACCAGACGCGGTGCCTGTACCGTATGTCCGGAAACCATAAAGGTCCGGTGATTCTCCTTATCGGAGAATTCGGTAATGGTAGTGGTAAATGATGCCACTATACAATCTCCATGGATTGGGTTAAAGGATACGTTTGCTCAGTATCGCGGCAACATCTGCGATGCGCTTGGAATTGAGCTGAACGTCTATGGACGGAACAAGGTTAGGGATTGACGCGGGCCATCTGGATTTATACTGGAGCTTTTCGTCCCAGGACCAGGACCCAATGTGGGTAAACTCGTCGCTTGGGTGGCACACATCTCGTGTGTTACACCTTGCATCAGCTTTAATACCCTGACTAGCCATAATGGAAGTTGCAGTTTGCACCTTCCAGGCCTTAAGGACATCGCCGATGTTCACGAACCAGTCAGCAACGAAGCTATAGGGTATGCTTTCCCAGAGGGATAGCATAGGATCTGCGACCGCATTAAGCGTCCGCGAGTCCCAACGCCCTACTACCCGAGCTCTACAACTCACATCCCAGGCCCCCGAGCGCGAACGCTCGAAGTCCCCCTCTGGACGAGGGGAGATGTGTCCTATATACTCGTCAAGTGAGGACGTAAAGGATGTCCCCGACTGGCCAGTAACAACATAGGACGTCAAAGGCTTCTGGATGAAGTCATAGATGTTGGAGACATCGAGGGCAAGGATCTGCCAACCATATCTCCACGCCATCCACGCGTCGGCTGCGGCTTTCACCGTATGCTTTCCGCCCCGAAGGGCTTGACGTATCAGGCGTTGTGCGTCTTTACGGGCGCTCGTGATCATATTGAATGTCTTATGGGCCTCAATGGCCGTAGTAAGAGCATCAAGATCAGGCATTACATCCGCCATTGCGGCGATTGTAAGAGCATCCCAATTGACTCCGGACGTGTCCGGAAGTATTGGGCTAGTCCCGTTAAAGATGCGACCTCCGTCCCAACCCCACGTATACGGGTGGTTAAACCCATACCAGCAGACTTGGGGACTTGGGTCGATCTTCTCCCATGTCCGATTGCCAGGATTGGCTTGTAGCTCGTAGTCCCATCGCACATAAGCGTTCAGGGGCAACAAACCACCAGACTGGAGGCGCTGATGGAATTTCGGCGTCTCCTGGCCAGCATAATAGCCGCGCCTTCGGTTGAGCAGATGCTCTTCGTCGGATTCGGCGTATAGCTCGCAATTAGTATACCCTCCGTGAACTTCGGAGTGGCAACTAAAAGTTTCGTCTGGAAGGTTATAGCTACGATCGGACATTTGTGGTCCCTCCGTCAGTAAGACCGAGAAGGCCATATGGCATTGCGCCAAATGACACCAAGCGCTGCCTCTTCAGGCAACTTGGCC